AACAGCCCAGCCGCTTGTACCGGCTATGGGAATCAAACAAAAACATTCGTACCGCGTCTTGCGAAACTGCTTGACGGCGGTATCTCTATCACAGCCTTTTTTGGTGTACAAAGCGGTGTACTGAATATCAACGGAATCAAAGTATATCCGAGCTTCAAGCACCCATACGGACAGGACGTGATCGGTGCACATGCAGTTTGGGATCAAGCGGACGCGGTTATAACGCTATTAGACATTTGGGTGGTGCAGTCTGAAAACATTCCGATGCCCTGGTTCCCCTGGTTTCCGATAGATCATGAGCCAATGCCGGCTAACGTGCTGGCATCGGCAAGGAAGGCAACCAAAGGAATCGTCATGAGCAAGTTTGGCAAGCGCATGGCAGAGCAGGCAGGGCTTGACGTGTTCTATGTGCCTCACGCGGTTGACACGAAAGTATTCAAGCCGGTAGACCGTGAAGAAGCACGCAAACACCTCGAATGGCCGCAGGATAAATTCATCGTTGGAATGGTCGCAGCCAACAAGGGCAATCCCTCACGGAAAGCGTTTTATGAGCAGATCGCCGCATTTGCAGCCTTACACGCCCAACACCCTGACACGATGCTTTATCTGCATACAGATGCCGGTTTGAGCGGCGGTGACGTGGTGAATTTACCGAAATTCATCAAACGGATGGGACTGAAACTTGGCGAGGACGTAATATTCTGCGATCCATACCATTACGGGATTGGATTTCCTGATGAGTACATGGTTGATGCTTACAACGGAATGGATGTGCTGACTAACGTTGCGCTCGGTGAAGGATTTGGTATCCCGATACTGGAAGCGCAGGCTTGCGGAACGCCGGTGATTGTTGGCGACTGGACTTCGATGAGCGAGCTATGTTTTGCAGGCTGGAAGGTGCTGAAAGAAGAAGCCGTACCTGTCTATCACGATTACTTTGACGCGTTCCAATGGCAGGCGACCACAGCGGCGATCTATGACCGAATGGAGCAGGCTTACGCAGCGAAGGGTGATTACGAATTGCGCAATCAGGCACGACGAGGCGCACTGCCTTACGATGCCGATGACGTGACACGCCAATACTGGAAGCCGGTGCTGAAAGAGATGGAGCAGATTGTCAATGATAAGGGCTCTGTTAGTTTTGAGCAGGTGGTAAAAGCGTGAGCACACTGCAATTAGGCTGCGGAATCAGACCGATAGAAGGTGCGGTCAACCACGACAAGGAAAAGCACTCCAATTTCGTTGACGTGACTTGGAATTTAGAAGTAATGCCCTGGACTTGGGGCGATGAAGAGTTTGACAAAATCATCGCGCTTGACGTTATGGAGCACTTGAGAGTTGAAGTCTACGAATGGCTTGACGAATGTTGGCGGATATTGAAGCCAGGTGGGCAACTGGTATTGCGTTTACCCGCTTGGGATCACGAATGCAGTCACCGCGATCCAACACATCGGACATTCTTTCATCCTGAGACCTTCTCGTATTGGGACAAGCGCACTGAATGGCACAAGAATTACGGCTGGTATTACTACCGGAAGTCAAACAAATGGTGGATTCAAGAACACGTTGAGCCGCGAGACGCAGGCGCAAACTGGTTCTATATTCTGAAAAAGGACAGCGAGCGGATGGAGGAATAATGGCACGAACAGGAATGCAGACACTAATTGACACGGTACGTGGGTTCGCCAACGCCGCCCCTGATGAATGGGAAGTTTCGACTGACTCGTCAATCGTGACCTATTGGAGTGATGACGAAATCCAGCGTGTGTTAGACCGGCACAAGGTTGAGTACATCCGCGCGCCACTTGAACCAGTCACCTCTTATTCAGGCGGTAGTGCGGTTGTGCTGCAGTACCGAACAGAGATTGGCAACATCGAAGGCGGTACGTTGTTTTCGGTTGAGGACACTTCTGGAACGGTTAGCGATTACACAGCGGATTACACGCGCGGTATTGTGACATTCTCGACCGACCAAAGCGGCAAGTCATTCTACTGGAGCGGATTCAGTTACGACTTGTACGCGGCTGCTGCTGACATATGGCGAATGAAAGCGTCTCACGTCGCAGGGCTGGTCGATTTCTCGACAGACGGTCACTCGATCAAGCGGAGTCAGCAGGCGCAAGCGTACCTCAATATGTCGCAATACTTCCAGAGTCGGAGCGCAAGCGAGGGCGTGCAAACGTCCAGAATTGTGAGGGACGATCTATGAGCATTGCGTTGACCGCAAAAGAGCTGGCACAAATGCGGGCTGACATTGAAGACTTGATGCCTGATACCTGCGACATTTTGAGCGTGGCTTATACATCGGACGGTGAAGGCGGAATGACCGAAGCGTGGGGCACGGCGCTTGCGGATGTGGCTTGCAGAGTTGACTATCGTTCCGGTTCGGAAAAGATGACCGGCGGCGCGATTCAGCCTTACAACAAGGCGGTTATCAGCCTCCCTTATACCACCGCGCTCACGACCAAACACAGGGTCAAGCTCGATGATTTTGTTTGGGCTGTGTTGAGCGTCAACGAAGGGCAGAGTTGGGACGTGGTTAGACGTGCTGAATTGGAGCGTGTGCAATGAGCATAAGCGTTAGTGTTGACACGAGCAAGCTGAATGAGTTGCTTGCCAAAGTACCTGGAAACAAACAGACAGCAGTTAGGGGCGCGGCTTGGTACATTCTGGGTGAATCGCAGAAATCTAACGCGTACAAAAATCGAACCGGTTACTTGCGTGGGAGCGGAAGGGTGAACGAATCCTACGGTGATTTTGTGAATGTCGAATATGGTGCTGAATATGCCGCTTACGTTGAAATGGGCACGCGCAAAATGGGAGCGAGACCATTCCTGAAGCCTGCGGTTGAAAAAGGCGAATCCAGGCTGATCCAATTACTGAAAGAGGGGCTGCTCAAATGACATCACCTTACAACGCGCTCAACACGGCAATTTATACCAAGCTATCCGGCGGCACGGCTCTCACAGGCGCATTGGGCGGAACGTGCATTTATCACGGGGTTGCGCCGGAAGGTAGAGCGTTGCCTTACGTGGTTTGGAGTTACGCGGCTGGGGGTGCTGACAATTTCACACCGCGTGAGAGTGTGCAGGAAGTTGTTTATGTCAGGGCTTATGCCGATGATGCAAAGGAAGCGGCTCAACTTGACGCGCATATCAACAACCTGCTATTAGGAACTTTATCCGTGACCGGCTGGAATAACTTTTGGCTGGCGCGTGAAGAAGACTTTTTACTGCCAGAAATTGACGAGGCAGGAAAACATACATGGGCTTGCGGTGCTTACTACCGCGTGCGCATGGATAAATCATAAAAGCTATAGGAGAACAAAATGGCTGAAATTACTGGAAAAGACTTGGTTGCAACTTGGGCATATAGCGGTGGTACGGTGAACTTGAATACTGACTTCCGCACGCTCTCGATCAACCCGAACATCGACCTGGCTGAAACCACGGCCGGTGCTGATACCGACAAAACCTACATTCCAACAATCAAGGACGCAACGATCGAATGGTCAGGCTTGTACCAGTCGGCAGGCACGGCACTTGTTAGTGCGCTTGAAGCCGGAACAGGCGGCACGTTGACCGTCTACCCTGAAGGTACTGCATCTGGCAAGCAGAAGGATATTTATCCCGCCATTGCAATGGGCGCGAAGATCAACGTCCCTTACGCCGATGTGGTTGAGATCAGCTGCACGTTCCAAAAGAACGGGCCGAAGGCGTAGCACATGGTCACACTATCTACCGGACGCGAGATTGAGTACGACTGGACAAAGATTGAGCAGAGAGAATTTTTGTCTCATTTCGTAAAAAAGAGTGATGACGAAGAAACGGTCTATGCCCTGTTAGGCAAAGTGGTCGGCATGAGCGTTGACGAATTGTTGAGCCTGAACCCAATTGATTATAAGCACGTAGAAGTTGGTCTGATCGAATCTTACAAAGAAAAAACAAACTTCAACGATTCAAAAAACTAAGCGGGCGCGTCTACTTAGCCACAATCACAAAACAAGGTATGCCGTGGGAGTTTTGGCGGTGGGAGCTTGTGAAAGAGACAGGGTGGACGTTGGATTATGTAGACGCGCTTTCGGTCGCTGACTTCAATGAGTGGTTGCAGGTAAGAGACGGCACAGGAAAAGCGAGAAAGACGCTGGTGAAATAATATGGCAATGCAAATAGCGAGTCTTTTCGCAAGTATTGGAGCAGACACTTCCGGACTTGAGAGGGGTCTCTCAAGCGCACGCGGAGGTATGAACGATTTAGCGGGTTCGATGAAGGCATCAGGCGGCGGTGTTGATCTGCTCATGATTAGCATGAACCAGGCATTTGAGTTAGCGGGAAAGCTGGCAGAGGGAATTAAGAAAGTTTATGACACCGCAAGAGAAGGCGCGGAACTCGAATATGCCCGACAGAGGTTTGACAACCTAAGCGAGTCAATTGGTACAACGTCAGGATTGCTTCTCGGCAATATGCGGGTCGCGACCAAAGGAACAATATCAGATTTTGAGTTGATGGGTTCAGCAAGTGACCTTATGGCGTTGGGGTTAGCAAAATCCCACGATGAGGTAATCAGGCTAACAACCGTGTCCGGCGCGTTGGGTATGAATATGAACCAGTTGGTTCTGGCTCTCACAAACCAAAGCACAATGCGCTTTGACCAATTAGGACTTAGTGTTGATGGGTTTGACGCAAAGGTAAAGAAACTTGAAGCAACCGGCTTGAGTGCGGGTGACGCCTTCAAGGAAGCCTTTATTACGCAAGCAGAAGAGGCTCTCTTTTTACAAGGCTCAATGGCTGACATGACCATTGGCGACTTTATGCGGATGGAGTCATCTTTCAAAAACTTCTCGGACGCATACATGGAAGGTGTCTCAAAAGATCTTGCTCCAGCGACAAAAGAAATGTCGAGTTTGTTTTCCGTATTCGCTGACAGGTTCAATGCAAACAACCAGTTTGATGCGATAGTTGACAAACTTGAAGCTGCGGGTATCGCCACAGACCAATTCAAAAGTAGGTTCAAAGATACAAAGAACTTCGCGGGTTGGATCACAGACACGGAAGCATTTAACCAGTTATTAGGTGATATGGAAAGCCGGCTTGTTTCTGCTTCAAATGGCACACAAGATTGGGCTGACGCGAACGACCGTGTTTATGGGTC